AAAGAAATGGTGGAACAAAATTGTGTCATTTTAGTTCTGAGAGTGTCAATCATTCTACCCTCATCCGAACCATTAATGATTATATAATCAGAATTGGTTTGCTCGCATAGTGCTCTAGCAACAGTTGTTTTACCAACTCCTGCTGAACCAGAGAGCAATAGATTAGGAACTTTTCCATCTTTAGTTAAATCAGATAGAGTTCCCTTGATACTATCAGATAGTATACACTCTGAGATTGTAGGAGGGCGAAATTTTTCCACCCATAGTAAGGAATCTTTCATAATATTTCACTTTCATAATATAAATTATATTCAAATTACTCATCATAAGTTGAGTTCGCTTCAAGAGCAATCCAATAGTTTAGGGTATCAGCTTGTCTTTTGAAATGTGATATTCGTTTAGAAGAAAGGCGAACATCATAAGTGCCTTCCATCAATTTATTAAGATTTTCCATCTTGAATATCATACGGAAAGTCTTATCTGTAGCACCAACAACAGTTGAAAATGAATCTGATGTTGTATTTCCAGTATCCGCTACAAGAATACGGATTTCTTTACCATCACCTTGAACAACAACTTCTGGTAATCCAAGAGTATTAGCAGCATTGATGGTCTTCTTGAAAACATCCTCAGACAATTCAAAAGAAACTTCCGCATCTGGAAAGTCTATTTCTTTTTCTGGTGGAGTTTGGAACATCGAACTGCTTCCACAATAATGATATGTCGATTCGTGATTACCATCTTTTATGGATACACTACTTTCCGAAAAATCTAATTCGGGGTCTTTGAACAGAGACAGAGTTCCAAGAAAACGATTCAATTCGTAAATTGGAAATGTCTTTGGGAAGTCCTCACTAATTTCTACTGAGGCCAGAATTGTGTTTAGAGGTGATACAGTCCTGAGAGTGCTACCCTCACGAAATTCTAAACTTTGATTGATATTAGCATAGTTCTTTAGGAACGATACTGTACTTTCACTTAACTTCATTGTGTTCTCCTTGAGTTTCACGTTTATAATGATTATCATGTAAGTATAACATAATAATAACATAATGAGCGACTTTTGTCAAGTCGTTTCTATTAAATCCGCCCTTCTTACCATAACGCTGAGCGTATTTAATTATATTGCCGATACAAAAACCTTCACCGTGGCCAGCATCGGAAATAAATTCTGTTGATTGTATTTTGTTTTGGGCATAATGGGAAGTATAGGTTTTATCTATTGAATCCCATATTTCACTTAAATATTTGCCCTCATCAAAAACATAATCAACATCACTTTTTCTTTTTCTTGTTTCTAGTTTTGTTTCGTTTTCTTTTTTCATGACTACTTACTTTAGATAGGTCTGCTCCATGTGATGCGAATTCTAAATTTGCTAGACTTGCCATAGAACCAGAAAAGACATAAGAACCCATATGGCCTAGCTCCATCCACGGGCATAAGAAAATTTGATATCCCAATTTTCGAGCAAATTGACAGAAGAAATAATCTTCTGAAAGATATCTGTCACTACCACCAGCTATACTACCAAGATATGCTTCTGAATCAATTACAGTATCAAAATAAGCATGAATGTTCCTATCCCCCTTGAAATGTTCAGAGCGATTGTGGTCTGGTTTATAACTAAATTGTGGATATGCTTCCTTGAAATCTAAAAATACTTGTTTCTTAATCATCATAAATCCTGTACCAATTTCTAAAGTATCAACTGGTTCAGATATTTGTATTTTGTGTGTATTTTCCACAGGATTAAAAACATAATCCCCTGTATATTTTTCAAGTATAGTTGGGTCATCATCCGCTAATCCAGTATCTACAGCATTTCTAACTTTTTCCCATGCTATACACTTTTTTGGATATGGGCCACCGATAATATCTTTATCAAGAGCAGCAAGCGTTAATACATCATTCGGGTCAAAATGTATATCAGCATCAATGAACATCAAATGAGTATAATGACTTCTCATAAACTCATCAACCAAATAATTTCTTGCTCTAGGAATAAGCGATTCGTTGAAAAGATAAAAGAACTTTAAATCCATTTGATATTTTGTAGACAATGTAGCAAGGTCAGCACATGCTTTAGAATACATTCCAGAACACATACCACCATACATTGGTGTACAAACCATTATTTTATTTTCTCTTAGTTCCTCTACAGGCACATTAACTTCCATAATTCTCCATTATAATTCACTAGATATAATAATAGGGTGTTACCCACAAGAGAAACACCCTGTATTATATATTACATATAATCTTCAACCTCTTCTGTTACTGGTTTTTCTTCCTCAGTTTCTTCCAGTTTGACAGTTTCATCTAACTTGGAGTACAAATCCATGAAAGTGTCTTTGGTTTGGTCATCGAAACGAGCAACACACATTGAGATTGCTTTCATTCTATCCTTGAAGATTGAAAAAGCATTTACAATGTGAACCAATCGGCGAGTAGAAATAATCTCATCAACTCCACCATCATAAAATGTTTTACGAATCAAATCCGCCCAATCAACCAGTTTTCCAGCATATTCTTCATCAGAACATCCAAGATTTACCATCAGTTTTTTGATGATGTTTTTCTCGGTTGCTATGGTAGGATATTCCTGCTCCAGAGTAATTGGGAATCTTTCCAAGAATGCTTCGTTCAGAATGTTAGTTCCGATAAAGCGTCCATCTTCAGAACCTTTACCCTTAGTGTTAGCAGTTGCCATAACTGTAAAACCATCTTTGGGGCGAATCACTCGACCTTCTTTTTTGATAAGAAGTGGATTTCCTTCCAGAACTGGTTGTAAACACATAATTTTGTTTGATGCCAAATCGACCTCATCCAAAAGTAAGGTAGCACCACGTTCCATCGCTAGAACAACTGGGCCATCCTGCCAAACTGTTCGACCATCGACCAGAGCATAGTGTCCAATCAAATCATCTTCATCAGTTTCGATGGTGATATTCACACGAAAAAGTTCTTTTTTCAACTCAGCATGAATCTGTTCAATCATCATAGTTTTTCCGTTTCCTGACAAACCAGTAACGAAAATAGGATAAAAACTATTCGCTTTTTTGATAGTCTTCACATCACCATAATGACCAAATTTTACATATCCATTCACTTTAGAAGGAATATAAGATTCAGTATTTGAAGGGAATTTTATAACATTTGAAACCATTTTAGGTTTTTCTACTTCTGCTGGTTTAGCATAAGCAACTACACTTTCGGGTGTTTCGACAGAAGGCGACATTGATTCACCATAGGGAAAATCATACATCTTATCAGCACTTCTTTCTGAGCGAGGAATTCTGTCAATCAGAAACCAAGGCTTCATTACATTCTTTGATTTGAAATCGGTTTCTTCTACAAATCTGAAAATATCATCTCTGGAAAAGGTACTGCTTCCACCAAGATAAGAGCGTAAAGAATCAATCGCTTTTTCTTGTCTTTTAGTAAAACTCATAACAAAATCTCCATTTGGGAGGGTTCACATAATATGAGAAAAGTCATCTTTTCTCATTTCCATAAGTATATTATATCAAAAGAGCATATCTTTGTCAAGTCTTTTCTTCACATTAAGCAACTTTTTTGATAAAAGCATTGAGAAGCATACGATTCTGCAACTTACCATTCGTATTCTTTTTCAAAGCTCTTCGGATAACCGCTTTAGTCGAACCGACTTCAATATTATCCATATGGTCTACTTCATCAATCTCTAATCCTTTTGTATTAATGATATAAAGTTCATCATAAGATGTTTTTGTTTCAATCAAGAATTTCTCTTTACGAAACTTGGAAATTTCTTCATCTCTTGGATATCTTTCCATTATATAAGACATATCCCCAGCAGTTCTTCTACCAGTTCCAGAAGTCAGGAAAAATCCAAGAAGATTAATTCCAAGAGACTTTTTGAGTGCTAAGAGAAAAATTGAAGTGGTATCCATTTGTCTACCATTTTCTCTTTTAGGATAAGTTCTAGTTCTGGTTTCAGAATCATCGATGTGTAAATTTTCTCTATCAATCCGCCTTGAAACATTTTCAGAATCAAGATAATGATTATTTCTATTACTTTGACCATCAGTAAGAAACACAGCATTGACAATCTGTGCTTTTGTTCTAGTCTTAAATTCTTCGATGATTGTTTTAGCACAAATGATGGTAGCATCTAATGGTGTTCCACC